GAGTTCACTCTGACGATCACCACGACGCCGTAGGTGAGCGCATAACTGCACCGCACGGATCTACTATTCGCCCGTTATGAACGCATACACCGACCCCACTGCATTTGAAGGCGAGGCCCGAAATGAAGCGCTGAAAGTGGACGCAGAAAACCGTGCGAAGACGCACGAGGCGGACATCAAGTGGTTGATGTCAAGTCCACGCGGCAGACGGCTGGCGTGGTGGTTGCTGGAGAAGGCGGGTGTCAATCGCACCAGCTACAGCAACTCGGGCAGTGCGATGGCTTTCAACGAAGGCCAACGCAATATGGGTCTCATGATCCAGGCGGACATTGTTAGCCTGGCGCCTGAGCGGTACATGGAAATGCTCGTTGAGGGCAGGAGCGGAAAATGACAGAAGCTGTAGCAACAGGCGGTACACCCAACCCCGCCGGCGCAACACCAACAAACAACAGCGGTGCACCGGGAGGTGAAACGCTTTTGACCGGAGGCGCACCCGCTGCCCCCGAGGCCAACCCCGACGGAACCCCTGCGGAGCCGAAGGCAGAGGCCAAGGATGGCGAGGGGAAGACGGACGGCGAGGGAGCCCCGGCGGTTCCTGAGAAGTACGAATTCACGATGCCCGAGGGCGTTGAGCTCGACACCGCTGCGGCGGAAGAGTTCAGCGTGCTGGCCAAGGAACTGAAGCTGGACAACGCCACCGCGCAACGCGTCGCCGACATTGCAGTAAAAATGCAACAGAAGCAAGCGGAGCAGCAGGCCGCGACGGTGAAAGGTTGGGCTGACTCCAGCAAGACCGACAAAGAGTTTGGTGGCGATAACCTCAAACAGAACCTGTCAGTTGCGCAGAAGGCCATCGACACCTTTGGCTCAAGTGAATTGAAGACGATGCTGAAGACGACCGGGCTGGGTAACCACCCGGAGATTATTCGGTTCGCCTTCAAGGCAGGAAGCGCTATCTCGGAAGACGGATTCGTTCGCGCAGGGGCTCGCGCCCCAACGCCAGCGACCTCGCTGGAAAAGAAGCTCTACCCTAACATGAACTGAAACTAGGAGTCATATAAAATGGCAACTCTCGCTGCAGGCCAGCTCACCCTGGTCGACTGGGCTAAACGCCTGGACCCTGACGGTAACGTCCCCGCCGTCGCTGAACTGCTTTCGCAGACCAACGACATCCTCGAAGACGCTGTGTTCGTGCAAGGCAATTTGCCTACCGGCCACCGTGTCGTGATCCGCACTGGTCTGCCGACCGTGTACTTCCGCATGTTGAATGCCGGTGTGCCGACTTCCAAGTCCACCACCGCGCAGGTCGACGAGTCCGTTGGACTGATGGAAGCCCGCAGCCACATTGACGTGAAGCTCGCAGAGCTGAACGGCAACACCGCTGCATTCCGTCTGAGCGAAGACGCCGCCTTCATCGAAGCGATGAACCAGCTGCAGTGCCAGACCCTGTTCTACGGCAACCCTGGCGTGGACCCCAAGACCTACCTGGGCTTGGCTACCCGCTACGGCGCACTGTCCGGTGCGGGTAACGCCCTGAACATTCTGGACGCAGGCGGCGACGCTGCTGCGACCAACACCTCCATTTGGTTGGTGGTGTGGGGCGAGCAGACAGTCTTCTGCCCCTTCCCCAAGGGCTCCAAGGCTGGCCTCCAGCACAAGGACCTGGGCGAGGAGTCCGTGCCCGACGCCAACGGTAACTACTACCAGGCACTGCGCACGTTGTACCAGTGGGAGAACGGCCTGGTCGTGAAAGACTGGCGCTATGTTGTGCGTATCGCCAACATCAAGGTCGCGGATCTGGCAGCTCAGGCTACCACCCAGGCCGCAAGCGCTGCGACCAACATCATCAAGTTGATGGCCCGGTCTATTGACCGCATCCCCAACCTGAACATGGGCCGCGCCGCCTTCTACGGCAACCGCACCATCTCTTCGCACCTGCGCATCATGGCGCTGGACAAGAGCTCTAGTGCACTTGGTATCCAGGACGCGCTGAACCAGTTCGGCCAACCTGGCAAGCAGCTGACCTTCCTGGGCATCCCGGTGCGCAAGGTGGATCAGATCCTCAACACCGAGTCCAAAGTGGTCTAAGGTGTGACGGGCGGGGCTCCGGCTCCGCCCACCACGTAACTCAACAGGAGTACAAAATGATCTTTGATGCACTTACCCTCGTGTCGAATGCGCAGGCCGTCACTGCCTCCGCAGTGTCGACCAACACCATCGACCTGTCCCAGGCCCGCGACATCGGCGCCGGTAACGAAGTCTGTTTCGGCGTAACCGTCGACGAGAGCTTCGCCACCGCGACGTCCGTCGAAATCCAGGTCATCACCTCGGCCAACGCCAACCTGTCTTCCCCGAACGTCATCGGCTCCACCGGCGCCATCGTGATCGCTCAACTGACAGCTGGCCGCAGGCCAATCGAAGTGAAGATCCCCCGCTCGCGCCTGAGCTCGCTGCCTGTCGGCCAGCGCTATATCGGTCTGAACTACGTCATCGGTGGCTCCAACGCCACCGCTGGCAAGCTGACCGCCGCGATCTACGCTGACACCTTCCAGGACCAGGCGATGAACTACCCTGTTGGCTACGCCATCGTTTAAGTGGAGCACTGAAAAATGGCTTTGTACAAAGTTCTCGAACCTGCGTTCATCGGTGTGCGGCTCTACAAGGAAGGCGAGATCGTCGAAATCGCCGACGAGTTCGGCCCCGACAAGTCCCCCTGCCTCGTTGCCTGCAACGAACAGGGCGAGCCGGTGGTGGTGAAGAAAGCTAAGGCCCAAAAGCCCGAAGCTGAACAGGCCGCCTCCGACCTGGGCTAACACCAGGCCGCAGCAACCCCGAAGGGGCCGGGACAACCCCGGCCCCTTTCTCATTTAGGAGACCGCCATGGCGTCTGTGATTGATATTTGCAACGTGGCGCTAGGCCACCTCGGTAACTCGCGTCGCATCGCGTCCATCGACCCACCTGACGGCTCCGCGGAGGCAGACTACGCTGCCACCTTCTACCCCATCGCCCTGGCCGAGGCCCTGGAGATGTCGGACTGGTCCTTCGCGCGCAAGCGCCAGGTACTGGGCCTCCTGTCCACGAACGAGAGCAGCATCTGGGCGTATGCCTACGCCAAGCCCTCCGACTGCCTCGTGGTGCGCCGCATCCCAACAGGCAACCCAACCGCCGCGGAGCAGGACACCGAGCCCTTCGACGTTGAGGGCGACGTGATCTACACCAACAAGGCCGAGGCCACGTTGATCTACACGCGGCCCATCACCGACCCCACCAAGTTCACCCCCAGCTTTGTGTCGGGGCTGGGCTACCTGGTTGGCTCCTACATGGCCGGACCCATCATCAAGGGCGCGGAAGGTGCAGGCGCCAGCCAGTCCCTGCGCAAGGTTGCGGCCAGCGTGTTCAAGTCCGCGATCACCGTCGACGCCAACAAGACCAACGCAGAGCCCCAGCACATCCCCTCCTCCATCCTCGCGCGCAACGGTGCAGCCACGTCAGTGACACCGAGCTCGGACGAGTACACCTACGGGTCCGGACATGGCATCGTCTAAGACACTCACGCGATCCTTCGCCGGCGGGGAGATCACGCCGGAAATGTACGGCCGCCTGGACAACGTCAAGTTCCAGACGGGCCTGGCCCTGGCACGCAACGGCATCGTGCTGCCACACGGCCCCTTCACCAAGCGCCCTGGCTTCGCGTTCGTGCGGGAGGCTGGGGTGTCTGCCTCCGCCGTCCGCGTCATCCCCTTCAGCTTCAGCGCCACCCAGACCATGGTGCTGGAGCTCGGCCACCTGTACATGCGGTTTCACACGCTGGGCGCCACCCTGTTGGACACCGGCGTGCCCTACGTCGTGGCCACCCCCTACCAGGCGACGGATCTGTCTGCGCTGAAGTTCACCCAGTCCGCCGACGTCATCACCATCACCTGCACCGGCTACCAGACCCGCGAGCTGCGGCGCCTGGGCGCGGTGAACTGGACGCTGACCGTGCCAACCCTCGGCAGCTCCCCGACGGCGCCCACCAGCCCCACTGCTACGGTGTCTGGCTCCGGCGGCACCGCTAAAAACTATTACTACAAGGTCACCGCCGTCACCCCCGACGGCCTGGAGGAGTCGCTCCCTGTCGGCCCCACAACCGTTGCCGCGGTCGACCTGACCGTGGTGGGCAACAAGGTCACCGTTGCGTGGACTGCGCCCGCAGGCATTACCACACCGAGCTACCGGGTGTACAAAACGGTGGGCGGCTCCGGCCGCCTGTACGGGTTCATGGGCGAGACCACCGACGTCAACTTTATCGACGACAACATCACCCCCGACTACTCCCGCAACCCTCCCGCGTCGGTGATCCGGCTCGACACCGTCGACAACTACCCTGGCGCGGTGACGTACTTCGAGCAGCGCCGCTGCTTCGCGGGGACGGTGAAGAACCCCCAGGCCGTGTACATGACGCGCACCGCCACGGAGAGCAACCTGGCGGTGTCCAACCCCAGCAACTCCGGCGACGCTGTCAGCTTCACGATCAAGGCCCAGCAGCAGAACGCGATCCGCCACCTGGTGCCGCTGGGTGACCTGCTGGCCTTCAGCGTGAGCGGGGTCTGGCGCGTCTACGCCAACAACAACGGGGCCATCCTGCCGTCCACCGTTGCGGCCCGCCCCCAGACCTACTACGGGTCCAGCGACGTGGCCCCGCAGCTGACGGGCAACAACTGCCTCTACATCGAGACCAACGGCCGCGGCGTCCGCGACATCAGCTACTCGAACGACGCACAGGGTTATACCTCCGACAACCGCTCCATCATGGCGCCGCACCTGTTCCAGGGCTACGCCCTGGTGGACATGGCGTTCACCAAGTCGCCCGACGCGATCCTGTGGTGCGTGCGCAGCGATGGCGCCCTGTTGAGTATGACCTACGTGCCCGAGCACCAGGTGTTCGCATGGACCCAGCACCAGACGGACGGCGCCTTCGAGAGCGTGTGCGTGGTGGCGGAGAACAACGAGGACGTGCTGTACGCTGTCGTGCGCCGCGTCGTCAACGGCTCCACCCTGCGCTACATCGAACGCATGAGCAGCCGCCAGTTCGCCACCCAGAGCGATGCGTTCTTTGTGGACGCCGGCGCCACCTACTCCGGCGCCCCTGTCTCGACCCTATCCGGCCTGACCTGGCTGGAGGGCAAGACCGTGGTGGCCCTGGCGGACGGCGCCGTGGTCCAGGGCCTCGTCGTCACCGGCGGCGCCATCGCGCTGCCTGTGGCGGCCAGCAAGGTGCACATCGGGTTGCCGTACGTCACGGAGATGCAGACGCTGCCGCTGGCCATCGAGAGCATGCAGGCAGGCGGCCAGGGCACCCAGAAGGCGATCAACAACGCCTACGTCCGCGTCAACCGCACAGGGCTGTTGCAGGTGGGGCCAACCACCGCCCGACTGGTCGACGTGCCTACCCGCACCAACGAGCCGTACGACTCCCCTCCCCGCCTTATCAGCGAGCAGGTGGACCTGATGGTCGACCCCGACTGGGGCGAGGACGCACAGCTGTGGATTCGCAGTGATACGCCCACCCCCTTGACCGTTTCCTCAATCACCATGGACGTCGCAACCGGTGGCTAAGATCCTTGACCGCCTCCTGACGGAGCACTTTGAGTTCGTGGAGCCTAGCCTTGACGCTATCGAATATATAGCAGCAAACCTACGCTCGGCGGACGCTGCAGAGCTTTTTGCTACAACCGGGTCCAAGGACTTCGCCGCCACCATCAGGATGGCGGTGAACTCCTCGGACGACTGCGTGGTCGGTATCAGCGCCTGGGGCGAACCACTGGCGGTGCTGGGCGTGACGCAACTGTCTCTTTTATACAACACAGGGTCCCCGTGGATGCTGTGTACCCCCGGCGCCATGCGCCACCGACGGGCGTTTATCGCCCAGGGGCGGGCCTACACTGCGGCCATGCTTGGGCACTACGACGAACTGATCAACTATGTGGACCAGCGCAACACGGTAAGTGTTGCGTGGCTACAACACATTGGGTATCAGCTGTCCGCCCCCGAGCCCTACGGCGCGCACGGTCTGCCCTTCCGAAAATTTAGCAAGGAGAAGTAACCATGTGCAACCCCCTCGTAGGTGCGATGTTCAGTGCCATCGGCAAGATGCAGGAGATGGACGCCCAGCAGAAACAGGCCAACGCCGCCGCGTACATCGCCTTCATCGGACCGACAGACGTGAAGTCCAACCCGTCTTCCTCGGCCCGGGCCATGTCACGAGACTTCACCACAACAAGCACTTCGGTACCGTCATCGAACGTGACGGTCATCGGCGGGATAGCAGCCATACGGTTCCTCCTGAGCAGGGATTACAGATTGAGTTTGTCGAGCACGTCCGACAGGGCCTTCTCCACCAGCGCCGCGACCTCACGTTCCCGTGCGTCCAACGCCGCATAAATGAAACGCCCGTGCCCA